GCTGGTGCGCGCCGGGCACACCAATTGGACGTTTGCGCCGGTCGCCTTTGCCCCCACGGTGGCATCGCCGGTGGGTTGCTATGCCTGGGCCACGGTGGACAACACCGACAGCAGCAACGGCAACGCGGCCTATTTCCCGCAACCGGCAAGCTATTGCGTGACGGCGGTGAACGACGACACCGGCATGGAAAGCCGTGCCAGCACCGCGTCTACTGCCACCAACGACTTGTCGCTCAAGCGCAATTTCAACACGATCAGCTGGGCCGCAGTGGCCGGGGCAACGCGGTACAACGTCTACAAGGCCGACAATTCGCAGTTCTTCGGCTATATCGGAACGACGCAGAGCACGACCTTTCGCGACGACAACATCGCGCCGGGACTGGATCGTGCGCCGCCCCAAGCGGCCAATCCCTTTGCCGGGGCGAACGACTATCCATCCACCGTCACGCTGTTCGAGCAGCGGGCGATCTGGGCGCGCACGCGCAACGTGCCGCACGGCATCTGGACGACACGCAGTGGCCAGCTGGAAAACATGGACCGATCGCGGCCGCTGAGGGCGGATGATTCGATGGCGTTCACCATCGTGGCGGGGCGAGTCAATTCGGTGAACCAGCTGGTTACCACGACAAGCCTGCTGGCCCTGACATCGGACAGCGTGTTTCACATCGACGGCGATGGATCGGGCGGCGTGCTCGACGCAACGCGCGCGCCGGCCACGCGCCGCCAGATCGGGCGCGGATCGTCGCGCCTGCCGCCGCTGGTGATTGACAACGTGGTGTTCTATCAGCCCAGCGTGGGCCGCACGGTGCGCACGATCGGCTACGATTTCACCATCGACGGCCTCAAATCCAACGACGTCTCGATTTTCTCGCCCCATTTCTTCGATGGCATGGGCATCGTTTCGTGGTGCTATGCCCAGGAACCGCGCAGCGTGGTCTGGGCGGCGCGCGAGGATGGCAAGCTCGCCTGCTTTACCTGGGAGCAGGAACAGAACGTGTGGGGCTGGACCCTGTGCGAGACGGACGGCAAGGTGCTTTCGGTATGCGCCATCGCCGAGGACGGCGAAGACCGGGTGTACATGGTGGTGGAACGCGTGATCGCAGGCGTCACCCGCCGGTTCGTGGAACGGATGGCCAGCCATTCGTGGACCGACGTGCGCGAGGCCTGTTACCTTGATTGTGCCGTCAAGGGCCGGTTCGATGAACCGCGCACCAGCTTCACCGGGCTGTGGCACCTGGAAGGACGCACTGACATTGCCGGTCTGGTCGATGGCGTGGCAATTGCCGGCCTTCAGGTGACCAATGGCACCGTGGCCTTGCCAGCGGGCATGGGCGGGGCGCGCCAGGTGACGTTCGGCATCCCCTATCAGGTGGATGTAGAAACGCTGCCCTTGCGCCTCAATACCGCAGCGGGCAGCAGTGTGGGCCGGATCTGCCAGGCAGGCGAGGCCGTCCTGACGCTGGCCAATACCCGCCAGATCGAGGCCGGGATCGATGGCGATCACCTGTTCCCGGTGAAATCGCGCAAGGATGAAGCCTGGAACGCGCCCGATGCGCTGATGGACGGCGAGTTCCTCGTCAACCTCGACAACCGGGCGCGCGACGACTGTGCCATCTGGATCCGGCAAACCGCGCCGCTGCCTTTCACGCTGCTGGGCGTGGCGATCGATCCGGTGCTGGGCGGATGAGTGCGCCTGTCCACTTCGGGATCGATATCGTCCCCGCGCATAGGCGCCACATCGGATTTCTCGCCCGGCACATGCGCGCGATCGACCAGGCCGAATGCCGTGCCATGGGCCGCGAGCCCAAGGCCGCACTGCGCCACGGCCTGCTGGCGTCGAGCCGCTGCTGGACGGCGCTGGTGACAGGCCGGCCCCACGCCATGTTCGGCGTGGTGGTGGAATCGGCACTGGGCGGGCGCGGCGTGCCATGGTTTCTCGGCACCGAGGAAGTGTGGCGCCACGCGCGCGCGCTGCTGCGCCTTGGCCCGCCGATATTGGCGACAATGCACGATTCAAGCGCCGTGCTGGCCAATCTAGTGTCTGCCGGCAACACACGAGCGATCCGCCTGCTCGAACGATGGGGTTTTGCAGTGGACCACGACACCGTGATCGTGGGCGACCTGGCCTTTCGCCGTTTCGCCCGTCGGCGCCCCGCCCTTTCCACCCTGCAACAGGAGAATGCCTGATGTGCGGCCCCGCCCTTCCGATCATTGCCGCCAGCCTTGCCGTGGCCGGCCAAGGCATCAACACGATCAGTGCCATGCACCAGGCGCAATACCAGCGCGACGCGGCGCTGCGCCAGGCCGAGCTAGAGCGCAGCGCGGCGCGCGATGCGCAGGATGAAACCACGCGCGCTGTCCAGGACCAGTATCGCCAACTGGCGGCCGAGGAAGGCCGCCAGCGCGTGGCTGCCGCGGCAGGTGGCGTCGGCGTCGATTTCGGCACCGCCGCCGATGCGGTGGACAGCGCCCGCCTGGCTGGCGAAGCGCGCCTGACCGACATCGCCACGCAGGGTGCGCGCGCGGTGCGCCAGGCCGATGCCGGCGCCGCCTTTGCCATGGGACGGGCCAGTGCCGCATCGGCGCAGCGCCAGACGGCCCTGCTCAGCGGGTTGGTCGACATGGGGCAGTCCGTGCTTTCGGGCGCCCGCCAGTACGGTTCCGTACGGGCCCGTATCGGCTGATCACCCAGCCTCTTTCGCTTCCATTCCTCTTGCGTTGCGCCTCTGCCCGTTTCGGGCGGTGTGGCTGCGCGCGCCCAGCAGGGACACCCACTTCATGGCCGTTTCAACCACCAACGCCTATGACGGGCCATTCAGCGCCAACGGCGTCACGCTTTCGTTTCCCTTTACGTTCACCGCGCAGGGCACCGGCGATGTGGCCGTGCTGATCGACGACCAGCCGGTTACCGAAGGCTATACCGTGGAGCTTTACGAGGGCGGCGGCGGCACGGTGACGTTTGCCGTGGCGCCTGGCCCCGGCAACCTGGTCGTGTGGCTCGATCCCGATTTCACCCAGACCACGGCATTTGAAAACGGATCGGCCTGGCTGGCTGCGCCGGTGAACCTGGCCAACGACCGCGCCGCCTTGCGCGACCAGGCGCTGTCCCGCGATCTCAAGCGGTGCATGCGCATTCCGCTGGGGGAAAACGCCGGCACCTTGCCGGCAGCGGCCAAGCGCAAGGGCAAGTTCTTTGCCTTTTCGCCGATCGACGGGACCGCCGTTCTGGCCGACGCAGTCAATGGCGATGCGCTGTTGCGCGCCGATATTTCCAGCACCGATGCCAACAAGGGCGCAACTCTGGTAGGGATGCCCGGTGGCGGCACTCTCAACGATGTGATCGTGCCCTGCCCCGACCGCGCGGCGCTCGCCACGCGCAGCAATCGGTCGATCATGGCCTATCTGCTGGAAAGCGGCCGCCAGGGCTATTTCTATTTCTCCACAGCCAACCTGGCGACAGCCGTGGCCGCCGACCCGGCTCAGGCGTTCTATGTACCGCCCAGTACCGATCGCAGCGGTGCGAGCGGAGCCTGGGTCCGCGGCGGCGCATCCGATGCCATTGCCGATGTGCGCTGGTTCGGCGCGGTGGGGAATAGCAGCACGGACGATACCGCCGCCATGCAGGCCGCCATTGCCTGGCTCAATGCCAAGCGTGGACGGACACTGCAAATCCCGACCACGACCGGCTCTTTCACCTTTTCCACCGACCTCGTGATCCTGCAGAACAATGTGCGGATCGAAGGCGTGGGCGGCGGCTATGGCAAGCTGCGCGGCAACAACGCTGCGCGGATCGTGCTGGGCCAATCCATCCAGGGCGATCCCGATACGGCGGGCAAAGTCACCAAGCTGGGCACCAAGGTTTCCTATTGCACGCTATCCTCGCTGGCGATCCAGCCGGCGGGCAACCACCCGCGCGAATGCGTTCTGCTCGATTATGCCGACAGCACGTTGATCGAGTTGTGCGACATTGGGCCCTCGGTCCAGGATGGCAGCACGTTTACTGTCGGGATCAAGACCAACTGGGTCCAGTGGGTCTATATCGATCGCAACCAGATCAACGTGAACGGCGCGTGCCTGTGGCTGCGCCGGCCCACGACCCATACCCAGAACGAAGACCATTTCCACATCACCCGCAACCAGCTGTACATCGGCAAGATCGCGCCGCTCGATGGCTCGACCCCGGCCAACATCGTGATCGAGGGCGATGCCAATTGCGGCTATGCCATGTTCGAGTTCGAACTGCGCGGCAACCACATCGGCAAGTTCCTGTCAGGCAGCACGGCAGCCTCCACCATGACCGGTGGCTTGCGGCTGGTCGCGCCCGATACCAGCGGCGATTTTCGCAGCCTGCATACCGCCAGCATTCGCGACAACTTCTTCGAATACGTGAACTACCCGATCGATTTCGCGCGCGGCCTGATGGGAGCCAGCGATTCCAGCGCGATCGACTTTTCGGGAAACTGCGTGCTTTCGGCCACGCTGGTGTTCCACGGCACCGGCGTGACGAAGGCAACCGCCACGCTGGGCGCCAACTATTTCCTCCAGTGCGACACGCTGGTCGATGGCATCAAGTGCCTGTTCAATGGCTACAACCGCTATTCATCGGTGGCGACGCTGACTGTCCAAGCGCTCAACACCCATCGCATCGCGCACAAGCAGACCGGCAGCGGATCGCTGTCTTCGGTGCGGCTGGAGGCGCGCGGCACGGCGGCGGTTGCGGCCGGGCAGACCTATGTCGATATTACCCACGGCCTTTCGCTGACGCCCACCGATTTCAGCGCCATTTCCACCACATCGGGCTGGACGCCCAATTTCTGGATCAGCGCCGCCGGCGCCACCACGTTCCGCATCAACTTTGCTGATCCCGGCGCTGCCAAGTACGTGCGCTGGACCGCCAGCGTTGCCGACGCCTGATCGAAAAGGACCACGCCATGCTGATCGAAACGCCGGCCCTTCTGGCCGATCTTGCCGCCATCAATGCCGCCGTGAATGCCGATCCCTCTTTCACCAACGATGCGTCGGGCTTTTTCACGGAGCGGGACCTGGCTGTCGCGGACCGGTCCATGACCTATTCCGAGCTGCTCCCACCCAGCCAGATCGACTGGCGCACCCAGGCCGTGGCAGAAAAGCGCCGCCGCCTGATCGCGGCAGGCCATGGCCCGGCCGGCCTGCTGATCGCGCTGGCCGCCCAGCCCGATGGATCTGCC